CTTTTACCAGCCGCCTTTTTGTCTCTATCGACATACCAAGCGGCTCATAATAGTCTACATGCCATTGCCATGCCAGCAGGTCAACGACCTTTTCCGGCAGCTCGTCCAGCCTTGGCAAATGCAATGTCTCGACGGTCGCTTTCGTAACGTTTTGCAGTTCCGCGTCCAGTGCCTGCGCAGCTGCCGACATTTGCGGATCCGACAGGATACTATCCGGCAGAATGTCCATCAAACTCAAGCTTTTCAGGTCTTTAATCATCTTCAAGGCCCCCAAACGTCACCGATGTGGTAGTATCTACGGCCACCTGCCCTTTTTTACAGTCCACCACAGTGTAAGCTGGTTCAGTCACTTCGGCGCGCTTGGCGCCTGCCGCCCGGATACGATAATACAGTTCCGTTGGGTTGATGTCCCTCCCCAGCTTTGATTTCTGCCATAGGGCATAATCTTTCACGGCTGTTTCAACCTGCTGCTGAATGGTCGGCGCTTCTGTCGCATCTGCCCGGTCAATCCAATAAGATACTTTGATGTTATAAGATACTGCCGTTGGCTTTTCTACGGTCACTTTATCTGTAAGCGGCCGAACCGTCCTGTCGTTCAACACATCGCTTACTTTGTTCAGGATTTCATCGTCCGGCATTTCGCCGCCCGTCAGCAGTGGCCAAACAACCACCTCTGCCGGCGACGGGCTGGTAACAGCTACATCCGTAATTAAGGCACTGGCTTTTTTCGTGAAATATTCGTATGCACCCGTAGGCCCTGCGGTGGAGTATTGTTCCGGCGCTTCGTGGATTCGCTCACGATAATCGTCATCCGCTTCCACGTCCGCGCCGCCCGCGCTCGTCGTCGTATTGGTAACGGCCGCGATGAAAGGCACCGGGTCTGCCAAGCGGTTAATTTCTCCCGCTTTATACCCATTCCCCGACGTTCCGCTTGTCGTGCAGGTGCTTTCGATATCAACCGATGTTTTGCCCGCGTCAATCGTACTTGCCTGGTCTGTCGCAAAAAGGACGCCATCGCCGGCCGTTGCACGCGTGCCGGCAGGAATCAAGGTGGCGCTTTCTCGTGCTGCTGACAGCTCAAAATGCAGCGTCGTAGACGCGGCCGACGCCTGCAGTCTATCCGTACCGACCAAAACGCCGATATGGTCCAGCCTGTCCCCAGTCGAATAAGCCAGCAGATTCTGCTTTGCCGTTTCGTCAATCAAGACACGCTGCTGCACAATAATCGCTTCGATGCCCCGCAAAAAAAGCCTTATGGGGTCTGCCCGTGAAAGCTTTCTCCCTAGAAGCTTTTCCATGATTTCTACAATCTGCAGGTCTACGGCTTGCGGGTCTGACTCTGCAAACGTGATGTCTGGCAAGTTTTTAAGTTCCATTTATTTCAATCCTCACTTTCGCCTGCAGTATGCCCTCTTTTTCCTGTTCCGCTATATTATCGTAGTCCACAGACACGACACTGGCCCGCGGCTCATATAGAGCAACCGCGCCAACGATTTCAGCCGTCAGTTTTGCCTGCGCTGCCAGTTCTGGCAAATCGACAAGGGTCCCGTCTACGCCAAAAGCCCTGTCCATGGGGACCGTCTTTTTCAGCGTCGTTAAGATCATCCGTACATTCTGGGCAATCTCTTCCAGCTCACTCCCTGGCATAAGATTGATGCCCTTGCTTTCTGTCGTAATATCTAAATACAATCTGCATCACCTCTCATGCCGTAGGGGTAGACGGAATATATTCTTTCAGCGTGACTTCTATCTGTGTCATGATGACGCGCCCATTACTATCTATCGTGTCCACGTTTTCGCCCACGCTTTCTATGACCCATTGATTCCTGCCAACGGTTTGATTGCATAAGACAAAATACATGGCGTTGCCGCCTTCGCATAAGTTGCGAACCTTGTCAGCCTCCGCCGTCGGGTTAATGCCCAAGGAAGCTGACAGCTGCATTGTAAAGCTGATTTCTGCCACGTCCGGGCCGATGAATTCCAGCAGCGGTTTCCTGCCAATAATCTCATGCGCTGTATACCTTGCTTTATTGGTTCGCTTCATGTCTTTGAAGGTTCTGACCTTTCGGCTTGATACTTCAAAGACGATACTCCCCAGCGCGCCGATTGGGGCCGATATCCCCCACGATGATAGTTTCCCGCGCCAATCGCCCGGCAACGATGACAATTCGGCGCTCAATTTTTGTTTATAGCTGCCGGTAATGTTGGATAAGAACGACATGACTAGCCTCCTATCGATACATTGCCGCTGCCGGTGGTATGCGCGCCGCCTTTGCCGCACATCTGGCAAGTCGTAGCATCGCCAACGCGAACAGCAGCCCTGCCGTTAATGAACACAGTCCCGCTGCCGCCCGTCGTGGCGAACGTGCCGCCATGCGGGCAATTGCACGGTCCTGTGTCGCCCTTGCGGTGTGCCCCCAGCCCGTTAATGAACACGTTCCCTGATACGACACTGTTTGTTCCTGTTCTGCTGTGTGGGCAGTCCAGCAGGCCCAGGTCACAGGTTCCCTGTTCGGCATCCCCTTTTCTTGCTGCCGCTGGCATGTCCTCACCTCCTTGTGCCCAAATTGGGCACAAAATCAATTCAGGCTAATTGTTGCGCCCTTGATGATGACGGGGCCGGCGACGTTCACAGTCAAGGTTGAGCTGCTGCGGTCATATTCGATATATGTCCCGTCGGCAAAATCCAGCCGCATAATATCAGGGCTTGCTACCTGCGGCGGCTGTTTATCCGTGAAATACGTCCCCAGAATCCAGCCCGTCGAAAAATTCTTGTCGTTGTTGTTGAAAAGGCACAGCGCCTGGTCCCCGATGTCAGGAATCCAATAGTCTTTGTTCTTGCCGCTGTAGCGGTGTAATATATGCAGCTCAGGGCTGCTGGTTCCATCTTTATCGTCAAACGTCACGCGGGCCGTGTCGCGCTCTGGGAAGACCGCCGAAACGGTCCCCGTCCGCACCATTCCCCGTAATGCTCTTTCTGTATCAGTAGCCATCTATTACCCGCCTCAATTCTATTTTTGTCGTGTATCCATTCCCGATATCGTGCGTGCTTCGCATGATAAGATATTTCCCATCATACGTATGCCAGCCGACAAGCTGCACTGTGTTGCTTGCAAGCAGGGCAAAATTGCCCACCATGGTCAAAGACACGGCCACTTCTTCCAGATTCTTTTCGTGCAGTTTTTTCTTGGCAAGCTTTTCCGCTTCTTCCAGGCTGTCCACTTTTTCATTCACCTGCAGGGTTTGGCCTTCCTTGCGTTTCGGGTCGGTAAATGTATAGTCAATCATTTCGTCCTGCTGGGCGTGCTTATATTTGACATGGCACGCCTTATAGATATCGTGGATGGTTGTCCTGCACTCAAAAGACAATACCGACTGCTGTCCCTTGGTGATCTGCATGACAGGGTCCGCCTGCTCATATTTTGAGATATCAAAGACAACAATTTTTTTGTCGGTTATTTTCAGGGCCAGCCCCGCGTCTTTACAAAGCTTCTGCAGAAACGACAGGTCTGTTTCTTCGGACTGCTCGGCGCGCTCCTGTATGGGGTCTTCTTTGGCATCATAATAGCTTTCCATTTCAGCCCCATCGGCAATATCTTTTATGATTTGCGACAGCTTTGTTTTTTCCCATGCCCTTGTCTTTTCAACGCTGCGAAGGTTTGACGCGTTCGGAATAGATACCAGTCTTATTTTTGCCTCGTTCGGCGGCCCTGTATTGGTTATTTCGTCCACTTCAAATTTGCCAAGCGGCAGCGTGCGAAAATCGCCCGGTACCTCCCAGTTCCCCACGCTCATTTTCACATCAAGCAGGGCGCCGCGGTCTGGCATCCAATCGCCCTGCCAAAGCTCTTCCCGGTCTTCCAGCGTGATTTCGGCGCTGTCAGCTTCCCCACTCAAAACTTCCCGAACAGAAAACGACTTCATGAAGGCGGCAAGGTCCGCCGATATATCTTTGCCATTGTACAGGCAATTTACAGCTGCATATCTTGCTTTCATGTTATCGCCTCCATGGTGGCAAGGAAGATACTTTGGTGTTCTCTGTGATTTCCGGCAGTGTCAGCACGGTGCCGGCTGAAAAGATGGCGACATTGGCATATTGTCGGTTCGCGTCCATCAATTTGCTGACGTAATCGCAGGATCCTAATTGTTCGTAGGCAATCAAGTCCCACATGTCGCCGCTTTTTGTCGTGTACTCACTCAAAAGCCAGCCGCCTCCTTTCGCGCTGATAGGCTTCCATCTGTTCGGCAAAGGTCTTTTGTACTTTGCGCCCCGCGTCAATGACGGCCTGCTTCACTCTGCCCGGCTCTTCGTCGCCGTAGAAATTCAGCGTGATATTAATGGGCGGTGCATTAAAGCCGCCCACGACAGC